AGCGGTGACACTTTCAAAGAAAAAATTATCACATTAAAAAATGATAACGACACTCCAATTGACATAACGGATTGTACTTTTTTATTTGAATTTCGTAAAGCAAAAATCGGATTAAATGATAATCCGGTTTCTTTTTTTTGGAGTAGTTCCGATAATTCAATCGAGATTGTAGATGCTGAAAATGGACAATTGAAATTGAATAAACAAAACATTTCAGTTGATCCTTCGGATTACGTTTCAGACTTTCAAATCACATACGCAAATGAAGACGTAGAAACTTTGTTTAATGCGAAAATAAGAGTAATTCAAAGTATTTCAGGATAATGAAAATAATAATTCAGGAAACGGTAAATAATACGGTTGTTGAGGTTGTGTATCAAACAACGGTTGTTTCAATAAAGGATAATGTTTCTTTTTTGGAATTAGTTGATGTTATGGATAGTTCATATACTGGTAAAGATGGATATGTTCCAATAGTAAATGAGACAACTGGTAAACTTGAATTGAAAGCACCAACTGGTGGTCTGTCTGGTAATGTTAGTGCTGACAATGTAACCGAAACATTAAGTAGGGTTTTTGTAACTCCACCTGAAAAAACAGCGATTACACACTCAAATAGAACGATTTTAGATGCAATTACAGAAGCTTTTACCACAACTTTGAAAACCGCTTATGATAGTGCGGTTGCATGGATTTCAACAAACGGGGCAAATGTAATTAGTGCTTATACTTGGATTCAAACAAATGGAAGTGCATTATTATCACATTTGAGTAACACGTCAAATCCACATAACACAACGGCTTCACAAGTAGGTTTAGGCAACGTTAACAATACAAGTGATTTAAACAAGCCTATTAGCAATGCAACGCAGACGGCATTAGAAGGTAAAGAAAATAAAACAGAATCGTTTATTTTAACAGCAGCTTATCCTTTACAATCATCTCCACCAATAACAGCTTTACAGTCGATAATGGGACAAACACACGATGTAGTTGCGGGGACTTATAGATTTAAAGTGAGATTTGCGGGGAGCGGTTTTGCAAACTCAGGAAGTATACAATTTGGCATGTTAGGTACAGCACCTATAACACGTACTGCATGGGATTCAAACGCAAATAAAGTAACTTCTTTCCCAACTACAAATCAAATTATTGTTTCAAGCATAACAAATGGACAATCAATTACATCCGCATCTGCTGGTACATTAGCACAAGGACTTATTGAGGGATTGGTTACTTTTTCAGGCTCAGGAACGTTTATACTTGCAATTGGAATGAGTACTGCTGCTGCTGCATCGATTAATACAGGAACAATTGAATTAACTAAAATAAATTAACAATGAAAAAATCATATCACTTTAAAAACCTAATTTTTGGAATTATCATAGCTTTGATTATGGCTTTGTTTTCAGGTTGTAGAACGGTAAAAAAAGACGTTCAAAAATCTGAAAAAGAAACTATCGAAAATGTAGATTCAAGTAAAACAGAAAAAAAAGATGTTAAAAAGGATGTAAGAAAGTTCAAAACATCAAAAACGGCCAACGCAAAAGTAAAACAAAGAAAGTCGATTAAAGTTGAGCCTATTGATACTACAAAGCCTATTGAGGTTGTTGATTCAAAAGGAGAAACAACAAAAGTATTTAACGGTAAAGTAGTGTTTACGGATGAAACTGAAACAGATAATTCAATAAAGGAAACTAAAACAGATTCAACGGCTAATTTTACGGAAAATAGTAAAACAGAAACAACGGTTAATTCCGAAAAAAAGGAAAGTCAGGAAAATGAAAATTTGAACTTGGATGCTAAAGGTGGATTGTTTTGGGTTTTACTACCTTATGCACTTTGGATATTGCTTTTTTTACTTCTTTGGATTGTTTGGAAAAATCGAAAAAAAATACCTTACATAAAAAATTTGTTTAGTTAGTTAAGTATCAATCAAAAAAAACCGTAATATTGCAATAGGTTATTTATCATTTTTCCATTGTGATAATTTTTTAACTTTTTTTTCATTGTTTTATGGTTTTTATTGTTTGAACATTCAGAGCGTGGCATTTGTTACGCTTTGTTTGTCTAAGATAAGTTTATTTCCAATACCACAAATACCCAACTAAACCACTTCTTTGAGGTGGTTTTTTTATGAAAATATTTTTTTAATTAAAAAAACTATATATTTGTAACATAAAATCGTGTGAAGATGCACGGTACTATAAAAAAAATGATTTTAAAATCTGGACTAAAATACCTAAAGCCTTAACTGATTTAAGTATCGGTTAAGGCTTTTTTGTTTTATCCATAATGATAAAATAATATGAATTTTTCACTTGCAAGGGAGATTTACGGTTTAAATGGCTGGTGTGTAGATTCTCAATCGTTACCAAGTTTAATGTCGATTTTAAAAAACATTCAATCGGGTGTAGCTTTAGAGATTCCAGAAACGAAATACAATGCTGTTTACTGTTATGACATCAAATCAAAAGAAACTCGTTTAATTTCTGATACTTGGGAGTTAAGAAACGACAATGATTTTGATGGAATAGGAGTTATCAACTTAAACGGTGTTATTACAAAGGGTGGAGGTGCTTCAAGTTACGGAACGAAAGACATTTCCAGAATGATGTTAAGAATGTCAAATGACAACCGAATTAAAGGTTTTGTTTTGCGAGTTGATTCTGGTGGTGGTGCTTCAAATGCGGTGGGATTGTTGTCAGATACGATAAACGAGGTTAAAAAAACAAAACCAGTTTATACTTTAGTTGAAAAAGGTGGTTACATGGCAAGTGCTGCATACGGCATCGGTTCTGCTGGTAACAAAATCTTTGCAGAGGATGGAATGAGTGTTATCGGTTCGGTTGGTACAATGATAGCTTTTGAGGGTAAAAAAGCCAATACAACCGATAAAAACGGTGTTAAAAACATTGTTCTTTATGCAACTAAATCAACTGAAAAAAACAAAGCATTTGAGGAGGCTTTGAACAATGACGATTACAGTCTAATAATTAATGAAATTTTAGACCCCGTAAACGAAAATTTTATTAATACTATTTTGCAAAACAGACCACAATTAAAAGGGACTGACTTTGACAACGGACATACAGAATTTGCAAAAAATTCCATTGGTAAATTTATCGATGGAATTGCTTCTTTTGATGAAGTTGTAGAAATGGTTTTGACAGATTCAAAAAATTATTCGAGTACAAATACTATTATTAATCAAAATTCTAAATCTTCAAAAAAAATGAACAGACAAGAATTACAACAAAATCACCCAGAATTGGTAAATTCAATTCTACAAGAGGGTGTGCAAGCTGAAAGAGAAAGAGTAAACTCTTGGCTTGTTTATCAAAGTGCAGACCCAGAGGCTGTTTCTCAGGGTATTGAAAGTGGTGCAACTATTTCAGCATCACAAAGAGAGAAATTTTTGGTAAAAATGAACTCCAAAAATTTATTACAAGGACTTCAAAACGATTCATCTAAACCATTAGCAACAAACGAAAGTAAAGTTGAAAAGGAAAAAGAGGAATCAGAGGAAGAAAAAGAGATAAAACAAGCGTTTGCTTTTAAACTTTAAAAATTAGTAAAAATGAGTATATACGCAAATCAAAGAAACGCAACCAGAAATCAATCTACTGTTGATTACTCGTTGGAAAATGTTTTCACGTATGGTAACAGATACCAAACTGGTATTTTTATCAACAACGTGGGTGAAAAAATTACTGCTAAAGATGGCTTTTTAGTAGTTAGAAACTCCGGTAGTTTTGAAACTGCTACTGCTAAATTTGTTGGATTAACCGCTGGTCAAACAATGATTATCGCTGGATTAACCTACACTTCAACTGGTGTTACAACTGCTGCTCAATTGGCTGCTGCTTTTGCTAATTTGGCTGTTGGTGCTACAACCGGAGCGGGTACTGCTACTGGTGCTTATACTGGTACTTTGGCTGGTTATTCAACTGGTGCTGTTACTGGTGCGAGCTTAGATACAGTTGTATTTACAGCTTCTACTGTTGGAAACAAAACCAATTTATCAGCAACCGGAACTGGAACAGCTCCTACTTTTACAATTGTAAACGGTTCGGATGGAGTAGATGAAGGTTTTTCACCAGCCACAAGTGCTACACTTGCAAATGTTATCGGTATTTTGAAAATCGAAGGCGAAAACGAAATGGCAAACGGAGCGAGCATGAACGCAAATTATGCTATTTCTGGTGACATTGATGCTTCATTGTTGATTTTACCAAACGGTGTTACTTTGGATTCGATTGTAGGTTCAAAGGCTTTAAAAGATGTATTAACCGCTTTAGGCTTCGTTTTAAACAACGTTGTTGAAGGCTCTAAATTTGATAATTAATCATGGCTATTTCTTTAATTAATCATAGCAAAGCTATTGTAAGTGCAGTAGTAGGGAAGTTTGAGGAAATGATTCCGTTACGTTCTGGTTTTTCAGGATGGTTTCCAGAAGAAACAACTCCGACATTGGAAGTTGATGTAGAAGTTCAGAGAGATTCTGACTTAATTGCAGTTGATGTAGTTCGTTTTACTGAGGGGAACAAAAACAAGTTTAGTAGAGCGACTGAGCAAAAATACCAGCCTCCTTTTTACAAAGAGGATTACGATTTACAACGTGACCCAATTTACATGACTAATGTATCTATGGCAAACGTAACTGGTAACGCAACTATTAACCGTTTGATTGCTCAAAACGTATTGAAAGCCGTAACCAAAAATCGTGCAAAAATCGAGAGAGCAATTCGTAAACAACAAGCGGATGTTTTACAAACAGGAATAGTTACACTTGTAAACGGTGATAACATTGATTTCAGACGTAAAGCTGCATCTATGAAAAATGTTTCAGACGGTGCTGGTGAATATTGGTCAAATGCTTCTGGATGTACTCCAATTGACGATTTAACTGCTGGTATGAGATTCTTAAGAGACGTTGGAAATAGTTCTGGAGCAACGGTTAACGTTGTAATGCGTTCTGCTGCTATGAATGCTTTCTTAAACTCAACGCAAGTTAAAACTTCTGCTGACCTTAGAAATATAAACCGAATTAATATTGCAATGCCACAATTTTCAGAGGCTTCTGGTTTTGCTTTGCAAGGTCAAATCGCTGCTGGTGATTTCGTTGTGAATCTTTGGACTTATAACGAAAAATACACTAATGCAAGCGGTCAAACTGTTTACTATTTGGATGAAAATAAAGTTATCATGATGCCAGATGACTTCCAAGGTAAAACAGTATTTGGAGGTTTGCCAGTATTGAATGAAACTACTGTTGGAGGTACAACTGTAAAAGTTCCCGGAGTTGTTGAAGCGAATTATTTAATTCGTGCTTATTCGGATGAAAAAACGTTGTCAAGTACAGTTGAATTAACTTCTGCACCGCTTGTAATTCCTTTTACTGTGGACAAAATCTACACTATGCAAGTTTTTGCGTAATTAAAAACCAAAAACCATGAGTGAAAGAAAATTTAAAATCAAAACCATTAAGCATCAACTAAAAAATAATGTTATTGCTAAATATGGTGATGTGGTTGCTGAAAGTCAATTGAAATATAATGTTTCTGAATTGATTAAAGACGGGTTCATTGAAGAATTTGAAGTTGAAGAAACTGCAAAAGATTCAGAAAAAAGCGGAAACGGTTTTTCAGATATGACAAAAGCGGAAATAATTCAATACGCAAAGGATAACGAAATAGAAATTGATCCGATTAAGAAAAAAGAAGTTATCATTGAAGCGATTGAAAATCACATCAAATCAATTGAAGTAAATCAGTAAGATGTCAGGTAGTATATTACAGTTAGCGAAAAGGGATGCAAAGCATTTTCTACAAAAAGGAGGTTTTGAAGAAACTATTGTTTTGACAACTCCCAGCGGTGATAAATCACTTTCGCTAACTGGATTTGCTACAAAGCATCACATTAATTTTGATACTGATGGATTGCCGGTAAACGGAAAAAATGCACACGTAACAGTTGATGAAAAATTCTTAGTCGACAATGGTTATCCGGTGCGAAATGCAAAAGGTGAAATTACACTTTTAAAGCATAAAGTAGAAGTTCCTGATTCGAGTGGAGTGGTAAAAAGCTACGTTGTAAAAGAGAATTTTCCTGATGAAACATTAGGATTAATCGTTTTAATTTTAGGCGATTTTAAGTTATAAATGACAGCAATAATTGAAAATATCATACCGGCACAAAACTTCGAAATTGTTCAAAACAAAATCGGAGTTATTTTGCTTTTGGAACTTTTGAACCAAAAAAAGTTACAATGTATAGATAATGAAATTGAAGTCTTTTTATCACGTCAAACACCTTATGATAAAAGTGAGGATGTAATGATTAATGTTTCAATGGCTCAAATCAACTATTCAGGAAAAACACAAATAGATTCGCAAGGTTTAACGACTTACAATGTAGATATTTATTGTAATTCAGATGAAAAACAATGTACTACTGGAAGTGAAAATACTCGTATTGTTTTAAACCAAATAACGGGTTTAGTTCGCTACATTTTGAGTTCAACAAAATACAAAACTTTGGGGTTTCAAGCTGGTTTTATTGGTGGTACAATGGTGGATTCAATTCAGTTTTTGGATAACTTTGGAAACCAAGAAGCGAATTTTGTATCAATGTCCAGAATAGTTTTTACGGCAAGGTTAAACGAAAATCAATTAGCATGGGAAGGTATTGCGTTATTAGGCAACGACACTAATATCAAATTAGATTCAACAAACAAGGGTTATAAACTAACTTTTAATAATTAAAAAAATGAGTACAATATCAACTGCAGTAGGCTTAGAGAGATTGTCGAGAGTTTCGGGGTACGAAATAAATAAAGGGTTTTTTACAAATGAAACCCCAAATTTACCTCAAATTATTGCGATTTTTGGAGAGGCTAATACTGCTAATCAAAGTGGATTAACCACCACAAAAAAAGAGGTTACAAGTGCTAAGGAAGCTGCACAATTGTACGGTTATGGTTCACCAATTCACCAAATGATGCGTATTTTACGTCCTTTGTCTGGTGATGGAGTTGGAGGTATTCCAACGGTTGTATTTCCACAAATTTCAAGTGAAAGTGCAACGGAAACGGAAAGAGAATGGACGGTAACTGGAACGGCAACGGCAAACGCAACGCATAAAGTAATTGTAAATGGTCGTGACGGTTTAGATTTTCAATTTTACGATTTCAATGTAGTTGTTGGAGATACCGCTACTGTTGTGGCTGGAAAAATAAAAGATGCTATTAATGGTGTGTTATCCGCTCCATGTAGTGCAAATAATACCGCTGGAGTTGTTACAATTACTTCAAAATGGTCTGGAGCAACTTCTGCTCAATTATCAATTTCGATTGATTTTGGTGATAATGCTGCTGGAATGTCTTATTCTGAAACTGATTCAAATGATGGAACTGGTGCAGTAAGTTTGGCGGATTCTTTGGCTCAATTTGGAGACACGTGGTACACGATTGTTTTAAATCCGTATGGTTCTGCTCAATTTAGTGCATTGGAAACCTTTAACGGCACACAAGAGGCTCAAACTGGGCGTTATGCTGGTTTAGTATTTAAACCGTTTATGGCTTATTTTGGTTCTACATTAAACGATAAAGATGATTTAGTTGCTATTACTGATGCAAGTGCCAGACGTGAACAAGTTACAAATGTACTTTGTCCGGCTCCTTTGTCTGGAGGTTTCAATTGTGAGGCTGCTGCAAACGTTGTGGCGTTGTTTTCTCGTAAAATGCAAGACACACCGCATTTAGATGTAAATAATATGTCTTATCCAGATATGCCGGTTCCAACGGATGGAAACATTGGAGATATGTCAGATTATAACAATAGAGACTTTTTAATTAAAAAAGGATGTTCTACTGTTATATTGGAGAATGGAGCGTATAAAATTCAGGATTTGGTAACAACGTACCATCCGGCCGGTGAAAGTCCATTACAGTACAACTATTGTCGTAATGTGAACTTAGATTGGAATGTTTGCGACTCTTATCGTACATTGGAAGCGGTTCGATTAAGAGATAAAACATTAGTTGCTGACAATCAAAATGTGGATGTTTCTGGAGTTATTAAACCAAAAGAATGGAAAGCGGTTGTTTTTGATTTGTTTGATGATTTAGCTGAAAAAGCATTGATCAATGACCCGGCATTTTCAAAATCGAGTTTGTTGGTTCAGATTTCAACAATAAACCCGAATAGATTTGAAACGTTTTTCAGATATAAAAGAACGGGAGTTGCGAGAATTGAGAGCACAACCGTAGAAGCCGGATTTTAATTTAAAAAATAAAGAGATATGAGTAATTTCACATTTGGTGATGTTGATGAAATAGTTTGTCAACATACATTAGGAGAGTTTAGATTTTTTCCTAAATCAAACGAAAGTTTTACAATTGATTCCGGTGGTATTCGTGCCAATGATGATGCAAATCAAGTGACTTCAAACGGACAAATGATGTCGCAATTAAATCGAGTTCGTTGGGCGATTGAGGGTTCTGTTGCAATTGATGCCAGTGGTTCAACTGAAAGAGATATTAAGCGATTAGCTGGGCATCCTGATTTAGGAACGTGGACATTTTCATTTTTGAATGGTAACATTAGAAAAGGAAAAGGTCGTCCGGTGGGTGATTTACAATCGGATTCAAACGCTGGAACTATGACTTTAAAAGTTAGTGGAGGCGGTGAATTAGAGACAATTTAATTTTAAACAATAAAACCATAAAGACAATGAAAAAACAAGTTATTAGTGAAGAAATTGCGGTTAATGAAGTATTAGATTTTATCAACTATTATTCAAAAAAACCTATTCAAATTGATGATGTAAAAGAGAAACACGAAGCGATAGTTGAAGCGGTTGTTTCTGGAAATTTAGTTTTTGAGGACAAAAAACCAATTTATACTTTGGTGCATCCAATTAAAAACGACAAAGGTGAAGTTTCACGGGATAAAGTAGAATTTAAAACCAGAATTAAACCGACAACGAAAGCGGATTTAGCAAAGGGAATTGATTTACAAAAGGACGTTGCAAATTATTCATTGAGAATTATTGCGTATATTATTGGAAGTACAACAAAAGAGTTGGATTTGTTTGAACCAATTGATTACGATGTGATTTCAGAGATTTCAACGCTTTTTATGAACGGTGGACGTTAGGAGACGATGACCCCGTTATTAAAACGGTTGTTTTGTACTTTGAATGGACACCACAAACAATATCTGAAATGTACTGCGATGACTTTGATTTTTTAGGGTTAAAATACTGGTACGATGAAGTAATAAAAATTGACAAAAAATTAAATAAAAAATAGGATATGGCTGCAACAATGCGAATACCAACAGAATTTACAGCAGTCGATAAATTTACCTCAGTAGTCAAACAAATGACTGCTGGGGTTTCTAATTTTACGAAATCGACTGCAAGTGCAGTTCAAAGGGTAAATAGTAAAATTGACGGTGCATTTAGTAGATTATCTGGATTGTCTCAATTGCTTTTAGGTTTAAGCGTTGGGGCAATATTTTCGAGTGCGATTCAGGACATAAAAAATTATGATGATGCGATAGCTTCTTTTAGGACGATTGTCAGTGATTTGTCAGATAAAGATTTTGAAAAGTACCGTATGCAAGTTGGATTAGTGGCAAAGGACACCAAAAAAAGTAGTGTTGACGTTGCTCAATCATTTGAAAAAATAGCGGCTTTAAATGCGGATTTAGCAAAGACAGCAAACGGACTGGCAACGGTATCAAAAGAGGCTATTTTACTTAGCAAAGCCAGCGGATTTGATGAAACTGAAAATTTAGTTGGCATTATGAACCAATTCAATTTAGAGGCAAAAGATGCGGCACGTGTATCAAATGTTTTGGCTGCTGGACAAGCGGCCGGAGCGGCTTCAATTTCACAATCGAGTGAAGCGTATAAAAATTTCGGTTCGGTTGCTAAGGGGGCAAATATCACACTTGAACAAAGTCAGGCTTTAATTCAGACGTTGGGTAAATTTAGTTTATTTGGTGCGGAGGCTGGAACCAAATTACGAGGTGTAACGCTTCAACTCCAAAAAGCTGGTTTAGGTTATAAATCTGGACAATTTCAGATTAACGATGCTTTGTTAGATGCTACACAAAAAATGAATAAGTTAAGAACGGCAAAAGAGAAAGATGCTTACTTAACTAAATTGTTTGGTGCTGAAAATATTACTGCTGGTAAAATCATACTTAACAATATCGATGTTTATGATCAGTTTACAAAAGCGGTTACTGGTACAAATGCTACTCAGGAACAAGCGGCTATAAAAAGTGCAACGTTTTCAAATCGAATTACTGAGATGAAAAACGCATTTACAACTTTAATTACAACAAATGACAAGTCAAATAAAATACTCGATATTACTAAAGATGTAATGGTTGTTTTAGCTGACAATATGGATGTAGTTTTAGCAGTTGGTTTGGGTTTAATTGGTGCTTATGTGACTATGAAAGCTATCATGTTAGTTGTAACGGCTGTTACTTTTGCTCAAAGCGTTGCAATGGGAATTAATGCTGCTGCTACTGGTGCAATGTCATTAGCTATGAAGGGTAATACAGTTGCTTTGGGTGTTTATTCTGCTGCAAGTTGGATAGCAACAACGGCAACAAAGGCTTACACTACTGCTCAATGGCTTTTAAATGCTGCAATGTTAGCAAATCCAATAGGGTTAATAATTGCTGCAATTGTTGCTTTAATTGCTTTGGTTGTTTCTGCTATTTACTACTGGGAAGAGTGGGGTGCTTCAATGCTTATGATTTTAGGCCCGTTAGGATGGATAATAAATTTAATCATGACTTTGCGTAAACATTGGGATTCAATTAAGGCAGCTTTTGAAACGGATGGAATTATCGGAGGTTTTAAAAGATTAGGTTTAGTTTTATTGGATGTTATTCTTTATCCATTGCAACAAATTTTAGAATTAATTTCAAAGATTCCCGGAGTAGGTAAATTTGCGGATTCTGGTTTGGAAAGTTTGAAAAAAATACGAACCAATATGAACTTAACTGAAAATAGTGAAGTTCAGGTTGTCACTCCAAAACAAGAGTCGATGTCTAAACAAAATACTATGAATGGATCATTAGACATTAATTTACGAGATAAAGGTGGTTTTATGCAATCTTTTGAAAATAATGTAAATGGCTTTATTCCGGTAAATGTAAGTTCAACGCAAGGGGCGTTTTAAATTTTAGGATATGAATACAAAAGATGTTTTATTATTTGAAAGTGGAGACGGTGGCGAAATGGCTGTTTTAAGTGGTGATTTAGAGTTAACCGAAACATTGTACCAACAAGTGTATTTGGCTTTATTTGGTGGCAACGTGGAGCAAAATACACGTACTGACTTTTTATTTACAGAAGAACGATTTGATTGGTGGGGTAACTCTTTATTTTTTGGTGAAGTTCAAAGCAAACAATTTAACTCAAATACGGAACGAGTTTTAAGAAATGTAGCTTTGAATAGTGTGGGTAGATTAACGGTTATTTCAGCAGTTGAACAAGATTTACAATATTTGAGTGATTTATTGGATTCGAGTGTTGATGTCGAGTTTTTTGGAGTGAATAAAATCCGTATAATTGTAAAGTTTAATCGAAAAGGCAACCAAGAGGATAAAGTACTGCAATTAGTGTATGATAATGCAAAAAACGAATTAATAATTGAGAGAATAATATGAGACCTATACCAACTTTAAGCGAATTACAAACGGCTTTATCGAATGATTTTAAGAGTAAATTAAACATTTATTCCGATTCATTAAAAAAGACTTTAGATGCTTTTACGGCTGTTATTTCTGCAAAAACGAAACTACTTTATTTATTTTTGTCAGACGTTCAAAATAATATTTTTCCCGATACTGCTGACTTGGAGCAAAACGGGGGTACACTTGAAAGAATAGGACGTATTTATTTAAATAGAAATCCAAGACCGGCAACGGTGGGAGTTTTTGAGTTTAGTGTTACGGGTGTAGCCGGTTCTATTTTGCGTTCTGGTTTAACTTTTTTGTCCAATGAAGATGCTAAAAGTCCGGGGCAACTGTATGTTTTGGATGCGGAATATACTTTGACTGGTACAGACGATATTATCGAGGTTCGTTCACTTGGTTCTGGAGTTGAATTTGCTTTGGATGTCAATGATAATTTAACAATAACTGAGCCGGTTTTAGGAGTTAATCAAACTGTATCGGTATCGACAATTTTAGAAGAACCATTAGCCGGTGAAGATATCGAGGTTTATCGACAAGCTATTTTAGATGCTATTCAATTGGAGCCACAAGGAGGAAGTAAGACTGATTATAGGCTTTGGGCTTCAGATGCACAAGGGGTCAGAAAAGTTTACCCATACGTTAAAAATGGTGATGCTGGTATTGTTCAAATTTATGTCGAGGGCACGGAATTAGATGTCGATGGAAATCCAAAAGTAACTTCAAATTCACTTTTAAACGATGTGGAGGATGTTATTGAGTTTGACCCGGACGAAAGCAAACCATTAAACGAAAGAGGTCGTAAACCAATACAAGCGACTTTGGAAATGTTATCGATAGACTTAGTTCCGGTGGATATTACGATTACGGGTTTGTCAAACGATATTCAATCTATTAAAGATGCAATTACGCAAAATATGAGAGCCTATTTAAGTGATATTAGACCTTATATTGCTGGTGCGGATTTGCCACGTTCAAAAAATGATATTTTATATGAAGCGAGATTACAAAGTGTGGCAACGGATGTATTGGAGAGTTCAAATTTCTTTACAAATTTTGTGATGAACGTTGATGGAAATTCAGTTTCAAGTTATCAGTTTGAGTTGGGTGCCGTTCCGATACTGAATAATGTAACATTCAATTAAGATTAGGTATGTATCAAAAAACAGATAGAAGTACAATGCACGGTGTAGGCACTCCACATGGACACCGTTATCCTAATGTAACGGGGTTTAGTTTATCGGATATATTTTCTAATTTAGTACGTCAATTATATCCTACTGGTCGTGTGTGGTATCAAAAAAAAGGGGGTGTGTTTTACAATTTGCACGTGTCTATCAATAGAACTTACATTCGATTTGTTGAGGCGTGTAGGTTAACAATAGATTCTGCTTTGCCGGATAATGATAATTTTGATGAAAATGATTGTGCGTTGTGGGAGTTTCGTTTAGGTTTGGTTACAAATACTTCGCTTAGTTTGGATGTAAGACGACAAGCTATACTTAGAAAAATGGCTTATCCAAGCAACATAAAACCACGTCAAAATGGATTGTTTATTGAAAGTCAATTGCGTTTAGCTGGTTTTGATGTTTATGTTCACGAAAATATACGTCCTTACCGTACACCAGCGGATATAATTGCAATTAGTTTTAATAACACTCAACACGGTGGTGTTACACAACATGGAGACGGCACACAACATGGTAGTTTAGGTTTTGATGTGATTGCTAATTTAGCCGTTCCCAATGAACAATATTCGACTGGTTCAAATCTTTGGCCTACTTTTTTTATTGGAGGTGAAACACTTGGAGAATTGGCTACAATAGATGAAAATAGACTAATTGAGTTCAAAGAATTAATATTAAAATCAAAGCCGGCTCATACGGTTGTTTATACTTTTATTAACTTTACATAAAAATTAAAAAATGAGAGCGTTAAATTCAAATCCAAATGTCGATAATTCCGATTTAACGAATTTTCCAGATGGACGTTTAAAAAATAATGACGGTTCTGGAAACGGAACGCCCATAAACGAAAATGTTTATGGCGACTTACATCAAACAATTGCAAAATTAATGCGGTTGTATGGTATCATTCCAAACGGACTGCCAGACAATGAAACAAACGGATTTCAGATAGTTAATGCGTTGGTTGCTTTGGCTTCAAAAAATGACTTTATTTTACCTTTAACAGTTGATACTGGAATTATTCAAGTTCCAGTAAAATTGAACTCAATGAAGGACAATGAGTCAATCGTTTGCAAGGCTGGTTTTAACCGTTCAACTGAAACGGAAATTAAAGGAAGTGATAATGTTACATTTACGGCTACTGTTTCTGGTAACTTTCAATCTGGCAACTATGTACGATTAGTAAAGACATCAACTGGAGTAGAACTTATTAGATTAGCTGACAATGTTAGTTTAGATAATATGATTTCGCTTTTGCTTTATTTGAAAAAAGCAAGTCAAACTCAGGAAAATGCTGGTTTATTGGATACGGTTGCAACAACTCCGCTTAGTAATTTAACGGCTTTTATTCGACGTGTAAATGGTGCGGATTCTGCAACCTATTTGGCAACTGCTTTGAGAGATGGAATTTATCCAAAAGAACACTTTGCGATTGTGGCTGGAATTGGAGCAAGTCCAATAAAAAATAAAGGTTGGGTTTCAGGTTTAGACGCAGCTGGTAGTGGTGGAGTTTTACCAGTTTTTGGAGATTTTACAAGTGCAAGTGCTGTTGTAACAGCGGGAGATAGCGTTGTTACGGTAAATATGGCAAATAATATGAGCAATACAAATTATATTTGTAAAATTTACACTCAAAGTGAGGGTAGTTTTGCACAAGACAACGACATAGGATGTGTTGTTTTTAAACCTATATCTACTACTCAATTTCAATTTTCTTTAAGAGAATTGGCTGGTGGTACTCAATCTTTAAAGTTTCATATACAAGTAGAACAATTATTTTAAAATTTAATCATATGAGAGTATTAGGTAGTTTACCAATAACAGATAAAGATAGTGCTCCTAAATTTCCATTTGGGGCAACTGTACGAAATGAAACAGATACCGAAAACGGTACACCAGTAATAAGAGAGATTTACGGCGATATTTTAATGAATTTATACCGGCTTTTGGAAGTAACAAAAATTACACCCACCGGGACGGAGGACACAAAAGAAACTCAATTTCAAATTATTCAAGCCTTACAACGATTAACTAATGTTCAAAATGATATTGAGCAAATTTTAAGTCGATCAACAAACGTATGGATTTTACCTTTAAATTTTGGAATTTTACCAAACAAGTATGTTTTATTTGCGAGGGCTTCTGAAAATTATGAAAGTGGAGTTTTATATACAATTAAAGGCAACGGAACGGGGGCGGATGATTTGAGTTATTCTTTTACATCGGACGGGTTTATTTCAGGTGATGAATTGGTGATTGTTTTAGATGCGTCTGGTGTACGGGCGTATAATATTTCAAATTCAAATACTGCACCCGAAAATGCATTTCCGGTTTTAGGAAATCCGGTTTCTTTTAATTCATTGTCTCAAATGAAATATGAAGACAATGGCAGTTTACTTACTGATTTGCCATCAAGTAATTATTTAGAAGGAGTTATTCGTGTAGATGTTTCAGATGGGACTGTTTTAGTTAATGATATTTTAGTAATTAAAAATAGAATTGTTTGTTTTTGTTATTCAGTAGCTTCAAACGCTTATTTTTTACGACAATTTACATTGACAGATTTAAGTCTAAGTGTAGCGGTTACGGCAACTGGTGTATTTGGAACGGGTACAGATAGAAGTCCGTATATTTACGCGGATGGAAGTTTTATTTATTTGACAAATGGTGCTAATACAAGTGCTAATGATTATTCGATTAGAAAATTAGATTATAACGCATCTGGTGCGAGTGTTACGACTGTTTCTACATTTAACATTGATAGTTCATTTGTAAAGACTTCAAATGCAGTTGTAAAAGATAATTTTCTTTACACTTTGACTGGTGGTGTTTTAGAATCGTTTAATTTAACAACTGGAGTTAAATTAACTTTGGGACAATATAATGCGGTAGGTCGTTTGTTTCAGTTAGGCGGTGAAGTTTATTTTGGAGTTGGTGAAGTTGCTCAAAGATGGGAGTTATAATTTATGCGTTTAGATGTTAATACGGATGCTTCAATAAAATTAACGGCAAAACTTGAAACTTTGCATCGTTCAGCTTTTCCAAGTGCCGTTCGTAACACGTTAAATGATTTAGCTTTTGAATCTAAAAAATTAGTTCCAAAAAAAGCGGATGAAAATTTTACAATTAGGCAAAAAAACCTATTTAATCGAATGACAATTGTACAACGTGCGAGCGGATTTGACGTTAATAGAATGGTTTCAAAAGTAGGTATTGACGGGTCAAAAGGCAGTTTGTCGGACGGATTGGAAAAACAAGAGACTGGGGGAAATATTCAGGGGCGTAAACTTTTGGCACACGACAAAGCAAGGGTTTCAGGAAGTAATACCAAAAAAGTAAAAGGAAAGTATCACTTTAAAAACGTTTCTAAAATAGGAACGGCTCAAAAAAGAGTAAAAGGGTCAAAGTATTTCAGGATTAAAAACGGGTCAAAAGAAACTGTTTTTGAGCGTATTTCAAAAAACAAAATAATGCCGGTTTTCATTTATCGCAAAACCAGAATAAGTAAAGTTAAACCAAATCCATTTATTTCAGTTAGTGCAAAATTAGCATCAAAATTAACCGCAAAAATTTATCAAAACAATGCTGAATTTCAATTTAAAAAATATTTAAGATGAGTTGGGAAAATAGAATTAATAATGTACGATTTTCAATAACGTGTGGCGATGGAAAAGAATATTTTCCACTTTGGCAGGGAGGCACAAAAGACACCGAGTTTAACGTTGGTGTTTTTGATTTTATAAACGTTTCTGGTTCACTTATTGAGAGGAAGTTACCAAGAGGAGCATCGATACCGTTAACGTTTTGGTTTGATGGGAGCAACAATATTGAGCAATCACAAGCGTTTGAAAATTCTGCAAAAGACCCGAGAGTATGGACGGTTAACCACCCTTTTTATGGAATTATCAAAGGGCAACCTTTACGAATTACACGCAATGATGAAAATTTAAACATTACAGCCGTTACAGTTGATTTTTGGGAGTCGATTGACGTTGACTATCCAAACTCTAATTTTAACGTAAAGGATAACTCTTTAGAGCGTAAAATCGAAATTCAACAAAGTATTGCGGAATCGTTTTCATCTAAGGATCTATTTGAGAGTGCTGACATTGTAAAGTTGAAGGAAACCAACTTAAATAATTCGAGTTCGTTTACTAATGCTATAAGTGAAAATCCGAGTATTGCGGACGGTGTTTTTGCTAATTATCAAAATGCAACGGCAAGGGCTTCAAAAAGTGCGGATAATCTTTTAAATAATTCTTTTGATGCGATTGTTCAAGCTCAAGCCTTACTTGAAATACCAAGTAGAATAGAAACAAGCGTTGATGTACGATTAAACGGATTTAAACAAGCATACAATAAGTCAAAAACGATTTTGAATACTATTTCAGATAAATTACTTTTTGAGAGCAATTCAGGGGCTATAATTGCTAATTATGCTAATGCCTCTGTAAATCCTTTGGATTCAGATTATCAAGT